GGCTATAAACTCGATGTTCGTGGAAATGTCATAGCCTATGCCTCTTCTGGCAATGTCAGTGTGGTTGTTCAAACTGGTACAGACGCTAATGGCGCAATGAATGCCGTTGCTGGTACCGGTTTGGGATTCAATACTGATGCTACAAATCGTAACATAACATTCAGTACCAATAGCGTAGAACGATTCCGTTTTGGGGCATCAGGTCAATTTGGCATTGGCGGCGCTAACTATGGCTTAGCAGGTCAAGTGTTAACATCTGGCGGTTCAGGTGCGGCGCCTACGTGGGCGGCGGCAGGTGGTGGTTCACAAGCATTCGTCGCCTTTGGTGCAAATGGCGGTTTTTAATTTTTAGGAGAAATAAATGGCACAAACAATCGCATTACAACGCGGGACGACCACAGTTAGCGCTGGCGGCAATACAGTAGTTACCCTGTTCACGCAGTCAGGCGGTACGGCGACGAGGGTGATCATCAATCAATTGATTGTGTATTTCACTTCTGGCCCACCCGGTGTGTCTGGCAACGGCATGAATTTATATTTGACATCATCAGGCGGGTATTCATCGATCATTGGTCAAATGAAATACGAGTCCAGTGGCTCTATGTGGGCGTGGCAGGCTAATACTGGCGCCCCAAATAATGGTTTTAATGGCACGAGCCCCGGCACCTCAAACGCTATCAACTCAGCGAATCCGTTTACATTCCAATCTACTAGCGCAGGCGATATGATTACTGGAACTACCAGCCAAACATACATGCAATATAGCAATACTAGCTTTAATGCTTATTGTAACTTCCCAGCGAATTTTTACATGGGCCCCAGCGACGCGCTCAAATTAAAAGTCAGGGGTTTGTACACATCAGGTAAGGGCACAGCCTCTGGAACAGCCAACGTCGGGTATTCGTTTACAACTATCACAGAATCTTAAGGACTTGAAATGCACACGCTAATTCTTGAAAAAGCCACTAAGCTTGTCTGTCAATCCAGAGTGGATAATGCTACAGGGACGAAAATGCCGATCAACGACGTACTTGCGGTTTACTGCGAAGATAACAAAGTGGATGCGAGCCTGTACGAAATTATTGAAATTGCGCCAAGTAAGTTCGTAGTAGAGCATGGCAAACACGCTTATGTAGATGGGCAGTTCGTTGTTCACCCTGACTGGATCGAACCTCCAGCGGCTGAGACTGCAAGCATCCCCGTTGCAGACCCCGGAGCACCTCAATGAGCGATCACCCTGAAATTGCCGTAAGTTGCGTGTCGTCCGTATACGTGCGTCAAATGCACTTTAAAAAAGCGGGTGACATTGAACAAGGTCATTCACATCAGTTTGACCACCAAACATTGCTGTCACGCGGCTCTGTAAAGATCACATTAGAGGGCGTGGAAAATGTTTACCACGCTCCACAAATCATCTTCATTCGCAAAGACCATAGACATGAGTTGGTGGCGTTAGAAGACGATACATTGTGCTATTGCATTCATGCTTTGCGCGATGGCGATGATGTATGCGACATCATCCCGCCAGAATCGATACCAATGGGTGCTGGCAGTGCTGAGGCATTCGAAAAAGCTAAAGGTCTTCTAAACGAGCCTAGTTATGCCTGATGTGATCATTGATCGCGAGTTTTTGTCTAGTCAAGAATGCAAAGCATTGAATGACTGGGTAAGTCTTGCGGTCGATAATCAATGGCTTGACGTTGGGCGAACCGAAGACGCAAAATGGTCGTACAAAAGCAGGTTGACCACACGCCAATATGGCCATCGCTTTCAATACCCTAAAGTCGTGCATGACGTGTTCAATAGAATTACTGAACACTTAGGCATAGGGCATCTTGCTAAAAGCACGGTTGGTGGTGGTAGAGATGGCGCTGTAGTTAGTTACACATTGTCAGGTGGCGATGTGTACAAGCATACAGACCCCATGGAGGGCAACCTTCATGTGCTTCGATGCAATGTAATGACGCAAGCCGCCGACGCTGGGGCTGAGTTATTCATTGGAGGAGAGAAAATCGATGTTGGCGTCGGTGATCTACACTGTTATTTGCCGTCTGATGTTGAGCATTACGTTACCACGGCAGAAGGTGATACGCCACGCATCATGTGGATGTTTGGATACCAGATTTCTAAAGAAGACTTTTTAAAAATTAAAGAGAGGGCTGAAGATGCACTTACAATTACCTATTGAAACAGCGAACCAGATCTTGGGTTACTTGGGTACACGCCCTTACCAAGAGGTCTTCCAATTAATCCAAGCTATTCAGGACGCCGCAAAGCCTCCTGAAATGCCCGAAGCTCCTAAGGCTGATGATGGAATCAATGGAGACTAAATTGTCGGTGCACGAAGCGATTTGTGCACAGCGTTACGAGCGAATCAATGAATCGCTCGATAGCGGCAAAAAGCGGATGAAGACAATCGAGATATTGCTCTACATTACTATTGCCGCAGTGCTTCTCGGACCGGGCGTTGCCGCCGAATTCGTGAAGAAGTTACTGGGGATCTAAGTGGAACTCGAGTATTACACCAAAGTAATTGGCGCGGTGACCGCGTCTACTGCAATGATTGGCGGCGGATACACACTAGCCGACAAGTTCGGCGTATTTCACAAAGATATTCTCAAGTGGGCACCGGAACACTTTCAAATATCCGATGCACCCGCCAATGGTGAGTTTAAGGTCGTAGTAGCTCGTCAGAAGCTCAGAGATAACTGCGAAGTTACGTCATTTAAAATAGAGGTGCGGGATTCTGAATTGGTCGTACACCCAGCAAAGCCCAGTATCGCGACGTTTTCAGGTCCAGCCAGCGACACAGTGGACAAGTTCGGATACAAGTTCAAGCTTGACACCACTGCACAAGTGACACCCGGCGTTGCTACACTAATGGCTCACATTAAATACAAGTGCCCTGAGGGTGAAGTAATTGTCAATTACCCTGCGCATAAGAACCTGATGTTTACGATAAAGGAATCCAATGCTTGACATCCTATCTGGTGGAATTTTAGGCTCCATATTCGGCGGCGTGTTCCGCTTGGCACCCGAAGTGCTGAAGTTCTTCGACAAAAAGAACGAGCGGATGCACGAGTTAAATATGTTCGCCCGTCAGTGTGAGTTGGAACAGCTCCGGGGTCAGCAAAAGCTCGCCGAGATCGGGGCACAGCGCGAAGCGGCAGTGGACGTTGGAGTGATGGACGCCTTTAACAACGCCATCATTCAGCAAGCCGAGATGGTCAAGGCCGCTGGCGGTTGGGTGGCGGGGCTTTCGGCATCCGTCCGACCCCTAGTGACCTACTGGGTGCTGTTCGTCTGGTCTTTTATTCATGTATGGTTCGCCTACAATGCTTGGCTCGCCGGGGCACCCGCCGTCGAGGTGTTCAAGACTATGATGACCCCCGACTTCTCCGCTTTGCTGTCCGGCACCATTAACTACTGGTTCCTCGACCGCACTCTGAAGCAACGTGGCATATGAATCTGGAGCTTGCCGCCGAACTCTGCCGCCGGTACGAGGGGTATCGAGCCAAGCCCTACCTCTGCCCGGCTAACGTAGCCACAATCGGGTACGGAAGCACTTACTACGCCGACAAGCGTAAAGTGACGCTTGAAGACCCTCCGATGGACGAACCTACGGCTCGGGAGCTACTAATGATCGAGCTTGAACATACCTACCTTCCCGGGGTTCTCCGGAACTGCCCGGGGCTGATTACAGACGTCCGGAAGTGCAACGCGATCGTAGACTTTTGCTACAATCTCGGTGTCGGGCGGCTTCAGACTTCGACGCTTAAGCGCAAGGTGAACGCCGGAGACTGGGAAGGTGCGAAAGAGCAGTTGATGCTGTGGACTAGAGGTGGTGGGAAGGTGTTGCCGGGACTTCTCAAGAGGCGCACCTCTGAGTGTGCTTTGCTGGATTGACCAGATGTCAAAGGCGTGGTATAATTTCGTCCAACGTAGCCATTCGTGTGAAGGACTTCTATGACTGCCGCGTCGGTGATGACCTACGACTCTCTTGTTGAAAATATTCAGTCATACCTTAACCGTACTGACACTGCTACGCTCGACAAGATCCCCCTCTTCATCATGCTCGCCGAGCAGGTGATTGCGTCCCGGATTAAATTCCTCGGTAACCTGACAGTCAACACCAGTAGCATGGTGATTGGTACGGCGGTGATTGCGAAGCCCTCTCGGTGGCACAAGACGGTATCGATGAATATTACAGTAGCGGGTGAGCGTCGGCCGGTGCTTCTGCGCAAGTACGAGTATCTCCGTAATTATTCGCCGGACCCTACAGCTACTGGCATCCCCGAGTATTATGCGGACTACGACTACACGAATTGGCTCGTAGCTCCTACACCAGCCGCCGCCTACGCGTTCGAGGTGCTATATTACGAGCGGGTCCAGCCGCTGGATTCAAGCAACCAGACCAACTGGTTCACGATATACGCTCCACAGGCATTGCTTTACGGTTCGCTCTTGCAAGCGATGCCATTTCTGAAGAACGACGAGCGTATCCCAATGTGGCAGTCGCAGTACGACGCGATCATGGGGACGTTGGCCGAGGAGGATAAACTCCGTATAGCCGACCGTCAAGCGATTGCGGTGGATGCATGAGCTACGTTAGCCCATTCACCGGTGACGTCATTCAGCCGACGGATGTAAGCTTTCGCGCCGTTACGCTGACGGCGAACACTCAACTGAATTGGCCATCAAACAGCACTACAAACGCTGACTACGCGGCTCGGATCATGCAAGTGACGGCAAGCACTGCCGGTCTAAACCTGTTCATGCCGCCAGCGAACCAGTCCTCGGTGGGTAATGATGCTCTCATCCGGAACATCGGCGCGAACACTTTCACCGTCAAAGATTATGAAGGCACCAACACCATCGTGTCAGTGGCGGCGGGCGAATCCAAGTACATTTACATCACCGCGAACCCAACCGCTCAAGGCTCTTGGGGTGTAATCGCTTTTGGCACTGGAACGTCTTCGGCCGATGCCGCGACGCTCGCGGGTTACGGTCTGGTCGCCAGCGGTGCAACGTTAAACCAGAGCCATCCAAGTGCCGCGATCACTACTGGGACGACTTTTGCCGCTACCGATCGTGCGCAAACCCGAGTGTGGTCAAGTGGCTCCGGCACCGCAACGCTCCCAGCCGCCGCGACGTTGGGTAATAACTGGTTTACGCTCTTTAAGAACAACGGTACTGGGTCTTTCACAATATCGTGCACTGGCGCGGAGCTAATCGACGGTAACAGCACGAAGACGTTCAACCCGACCGAGTCCGCGTTTATCGTGTGCACCGGAACGGCTTACGTCACCGTCGGCTACGGCGTTAGCTCCCAGTTCACTTTCACAGCACTTACGAAGAATGTGACCGGTGGTTCAGTGCTCCTCACTAACAATGAAGCGGCGAATAACATTCAGGAATACGTCGGTACTCTGACTAGCAATGTAACAGTCACGTTCCCGGCTGTCGTAAACTTGTATGTCATCTCGAATCAAACGACTGCTGGTGGATTTACATTTACAGTCACGACCGGCCTTGGGTTTACAGCGACGATTCCTCCGGGACAGCAAGCCACATTGATCTGCGACGGTGTTAACTTCCTCAATGCCAACACCACTCAAGCTGGTGCATCCACGGTCAGTCTATTAGACGGAACTGTCGGCACACCATCGTTGAACTTTGCGGCGGAGACTAGCACGGGGTTGTACCGTCCCGGAGCTGGCGAATTAGGGATCTCGGTGCTCGGAACTAAGCGTGTTGGCGTTACTGCTACCGGAGTCAGCGTGACTGGATCCGGCACATTCTCTACGGGCATTGCTGGGGGTACGTTCACATGACCAAAAAGGTCTTCGCCCTCGACACTAAACCCGGCGTCCAGCGAGATGGTACGGTGTTCGACAAGCAGTTCTACAATTCCGGCCGTTGGGTTCGCTTCCAGCGCGGCCGTCCTCGGAAAATGGGCGGATTTCGCGAGATCGTCAACGATTTAGCGGGACCATCTCGTGGCATTTACCTGAATCCCCAGCAGAATTTTAATAATGTGTTCAGTGGATATTCCGGCGGTCTGCAATTGCTTCCGATTAGTAACTCGGGAATTGGGTCCGGAATCACCGATATGACCCTCTCCGGGTTCACAGCGAACTCTAACAATTTGTGGCAATTCGATGCATTCTACGACGTAAGCGGGTCTGGTAACAACCTCTTGCTCGCACACCCCGGTCAGAACCTTACACTTATTGATAACAACGTTAATACGCCAGTGCTTGGTGGTAACATCACTGGTACTAGCATGGCACCAATCGGCGTGTTCACGCAAGTTGCGGCTACGATTACTTCTGGATCGCCGAATATCACACTGTCCACGGCGAATATCTTAATCGGCGCGGGGCAGTCGGTGTCCGGCACCGGCATTCCTTCCGGCGCGACTGTAGTTTCGATTAGCACTACCGCGTTGGTGATATCCGCGCCAGCTACGGCTAACGGCTCCTCAATCACATTGACATTCGACAACAACGTGTCAGTGTCGGGTGGCGTGGTAACACTTCACCCCTATGTATTCGTGTATGGTAACGACGGACTCATTCGAAACTCCTCAGCTGGTAACGCGAATGACTGGGTGTCGGCTGACGCGAACGAAGTGTCCGTTGCCACTGGCAAGATTGTACAAGGTCTCCCAGTTCGCGGCGGATCGAACGCCCCTTCCGGCCTTTTTTGGAGCTTGGACTCGCTCATTAGGGTATCTTACATTGGTGGTGTTGGCACTCCTCCACAATTCTGGCGATACGACTTGATCTCTAGCCAGTCCTCAATCCTGTCTTCCCAGTCTGTCATCGAGTATGACGGCGTGTACTACTGGTGCGGCGTAGACCGGTTCTTGCTTTACAACGGTGTGGTGAAAGAAATCCCGAACACATTTAACCAGAATTACTTCTTCGATAACTTGAACTACGACGCACGCGAGAAGGTGTGGGTCACTAAAGTGCCCCGATTCGGCGAGATTTGGTGGTTCTACCCACGTGGCACTGCAACCGAGTGCACTGACGCGGTGATTTACAACGTCCGTGAAAACTGCTGGTACGACACTGGCGAAGCATCTGGAGCGCAGAGATCCGCCGGATTCTTTTCGCAGATCTTCCCTTTCCCCATTGCGGCTGAGTGGAATCTGAACGCGTCGGGTGGTATTCTAACCGCTACGATTACTAACGCGGGTTCCGGTTATACCGATGGTACTTTTAATAACACGCCTCTTACTGGCGGTGCTGGGACGGGGGCGACAGCCAACATCACAGTGGCTGGCGGCATCGTTACGGCTGTAGTCATCAATGGACACGGGGTCAACTACGCGGTGGGCAATACACTCTCCGCCGCGCTAGCCGGGGGCGCGGGATTCGTGCTGACTGTTGCTACGTTAATGAACTTCGTATCGCTGTACCAGAACGAAATCGGGACGGACAAGGTGTCGGGTGCTACCGCGATCGCCATTGAGTCATTCTTCGAGACTAACGATCTCGGGTGGGTTGCCGGTGGACCCTCACAACCCGCTCCGGTAGGCGACAACAGGTTGCTGGCGTTAGAGCGTGTCGAACCCGATTTCGTGCAGAGCGGCGATATGGAACTATACGTCACTGGACGGCCGTACGCGCAAACCACTGACACTACTAGTGCGGCCTACACATTTGGTCCGAACACCGGGAAAATTGACATGCTTGAACAACGCCGCGAATTGCGCTTGAAATTCGTGTCGAATGTGGCAGGTGGTAATTACCAGCTTGGTAAAGTTATTCTAAACGCCGATCTCGGCGACTCGAGACCGTAATGGCTATAGTGCTCAATACCAATTTGGTCTACGACCCTCGTTATCACACTTTCGAGTCTTGGGCGTCCCTGATGTGCGAACAGTACGCGTCGCAACAATTGTGTATTCCTGATGCCACTACCGACTGGAAAGAGTGGGGCGCGGGACTCAAAGCAATCGACGTATTTACGAATGAAGGAATTCCCGGACCCTACCAGTATGACGACTGGATGGAGTGGGCCGAGCAACTCGTCAACGCTGTTAACCCTGCGGTGAATTAATATGGCAGTATCTAATGCAGACATTTTAGGCTGGTTGAACGAAAACCCCGGTGCAGACGATACGCTGATCGCTACTACAATGCGAGAAGCGGGTGTAACTCCCGCTCAAATGGCTGAAGCTACGGGTTTGAGTTATGGAGATGTCTCGGGGCGGTACACTGCGGCTCTAGCACCAGTATACGACAAGATCATCCAAGACGCTTACTCCACTATTGGTCGCACAGGAATGGGGGAGGGCACTAGCCAGATTGACACTGGTGGTTACAACCATTTCCTCAACATGCTTCAAACCGGCCAAGTAGGTCTTGACGATTTTTCGTCGGTCTTTAGTGGTGCGGTGGATCGATATGTTACAGATAACCCGAATGATCGCTACACGCAGTACGTGAATGCTTACCGAGCTGGAGATACTAGTGCAGATACGACTGGGACAGGTGCTCTATCCCAAGCGACTGCAGATACGACTGGCACTGTTACTGGCACTGGCGCGTTGGCTCGAGTGTCGGGTGAGGATGCCTTCTTGGATAGCCAAGCACAGGCGCAAGCTGATCAAATTGCCGCGAATAATGCGGCCACGAGCACTATCGAACTGGAAGGGCAGGTATACACAATCAATAATGCCGCAGTAGATAAAGTAACTCAACAAATACTTGCGCAGGGTACGACTTCCAAGTGGTCGGGTGCTGGGTATGGTTCTCCCGAGGCTAATGCCAAGGCGATGGCCGAGCAGTTGGTGGCCAACGGCGTCACAGACATTAACCAAGTCGCCAAGATCGATCAAAAAGTCGACGAATCCGTCACACCGAAGTACGAGTATACCGACACTGGCCAAGTTGACGGAGATGGACAGCCCGTCATGACCGCCACATTAGTGGGGTATGTTGATAAAAACGGTAATGCAGTTGATCCGGCATTAGTCAAAGCTGAACAGATTTACGATTGGGACGGCGGTGGTTATACTAGCTACGTGGCTCCGATCGGCACCAAGTCGGTTATTGGGAATAAAGATACTGGTAAGGCTCTGATTAACGCTTATGGCGAGCGTGGCGGTGTGGGCGATGCTTGGTCCGGCACATACGTCGGCAAGGGCAACACAGCGTACCGCACAACATTCGACGCTCAAGGTCGCCCAATTTTCTACACCACCGGGGCATCCAGTAGCGATGTGGGCGATTTAGCTCCACTGCTCGCCATTGCTCAATTTATCCCCGGAGTCGCTCCGTTCGCAATGGCCGCGAATGCCGCGATTGCGATTGATAATGGCGACGTGCTTGGTGGTCTTGCTAGCATGGCTGGCTTAGGTGGGTACACTGATATAGCTACTGGACTCCGGGTAGCCAAAGCTATCGACAATAACGATTTAGGTGCTCTAGCGATGTCGCTAATGCAAAATGATACTATCGGCAATATGGCCGGTGGTACAATGCTGACTGACACGATATCGCTGGCAGACGCTGGCAATGCGTATAATGCATTTGTAAATGTCCAAAATGGGAATTACGCCGGTGCACTGGGATCACTTGGTACTTTAACGGGTAGTGCTGATCTCAAGACCGCCGGGGCCGCCCTGAATCTATATAACGCCATCGAATCGGGCGACACAGTCAATATCATCAACGCGGCGGGTGGACTCAACAATACTATCAAGGCGGCTGACAACCTGTCGAATGCCGCCGTTGCCAAATCTATTACGACTAGCGTGACCGATGGTGCTGGGGCGTTCGTTGCGGCCAAGGAAGCTGGGGCGACTGATGATGAAGCACTCAGTGCCGCCAACACCGTCACTGGAACTGGTACAAGCGTTAGCACGACCACTAATACCCAAACTACCGATAATACGGTGACAGGTGGTGCTGGCAATGATAGCGTCACTACCGGCACAACTGGTAAATTCGATCAGGGTGAATTTGAGGGCGTTGATCAAGCGATTGATCAGCAGTCTCGTAACACTGAAGTCGATAGGTTGGTAACCTCCTACGAAAAGACGACTGGTAAATCCTTCGATAAGCTCACCGATCAGGAGGTAGCGGCGTTAGCGTATACGGCTAACTCGATGACCACCGATCAACTCAAGAACGCGTCAATTCAAGACATTCTGAGTAAAGCACCCGCTATCGTTGGGAAGGATGACGACGGCCGATGGGTTGACGACAAGGGCTTCGCCTATGACGAGCGTGGATTTAGATACGCACCGGGTAGCACAGTTCCAATGATCGATATCGCCGGTGTAGGCGATAGAGGTGTGCCTACAGCGGCTCAAAATCTCGACGTGGCTGGTAGCAACTTGGTTAACTGGGCGAACACACTCGAAGGCACATCAGGCGATGTAGTTCGTCAAACACTTTCAACGTTGATCGGAGCGGGTGGAGAGCAGATCGCAGATCTGGGCACTGCACTGGCTAATATGGGAGTGGCCGAGCGTTATAACTTGCTTGTGCAACTGGGTCAGTCACTCGAAGGTACTGGGCAAAAGCTTGAAATCCCCGGTGTCACTCAAGCCACTGAGAATTTCTGGAACGATATCCAAGGGGCGGAGACATACGCTGGTAAGGCGGCCGCGTCGATTAAGTCCGTTCTCAACAATCCATTGGTGCTCACTCAAGTCGCTAAAGAAGGCCTCCAAGAGGTGCTTCCGATCGTTACCGGCGGTGCGGTATTTAAAATTCTAGGTAAAACCGCAGGTATTGCCACCGACGTTCTCATGAACGCTTCGGAATCAATGGGTTCACAGTCCCGCCAGAAGTTCAATGAAGAAATCGCGAAGGGCACTCCAGTCGATCAGGCTGAGAGGCTAGCTAACGCCGATGGGTGGAAAGCGTTCGCAATCACCGCTGGCACAGCAACTCTCGCGGATGCGGCACTGATCAAAGGCTATGAAAAGGCGATGGAGAAAGTCTTCGGCAAGACCACCTCGTCAGTTGGCAAAGAGTGGGCTGAAGAAGGATTCGAGGAACTCGCAGTTGCACTTGCCACTGGTGATGACCTAGCGACCGCTTTGTCCAAATCTATCGCGGGTAGTACAATCGGTTC